GAGCTGAACGTCGACGTCGAGCGCATGGCGATCGACAGCGCGCTCGGCACAGTTGTCCGGCCGAGCGACGTTGCGCGCATCTCGTTCATGACCCTCTGCCGGCAAGACAGCGACAGCGTGCAGATCACCCACGAAACCGACACCGACGGCATCAGCACAGCCAGCACGGTGTTCCGAGGAGTACGCGATGAGCTTCAGTGATCGCGAGCGGTCGCTCGCCGATGGCCAGGCGATCAGCTTGTACGACTTCCGCCTCGGCCCGATCCGTTGGACCTACACAACAGCGAATCGAGACATCGAGTTCAACAACATGACGTTCCGGGCGCGGCCGGTGAGCGACGATGGACGGCGCATGACCGGCCAGGTCAGCGCCGACATCATGACGGTTACTGGCCCGAGCGACTTGGAAGTCGCGCAGCTGTACCGGGGCGCTCGGCCATCGAAGGCTCCAACACTGACCGTCTGGGACATCCACTGGAACGAGCCGCAGGGGCTTGTGGTGTGGATGGGCAGGATCGACGAGGTGAACTGGCCGGCCGACAGCCGGGTGCAGATCAAGTGCCGGCTGCTCGGCACCGAACCGCGTACATCGATCAGCCTCGCATGGGGACGTGAGTGCCCTTACACGGTGTTCGATCACAACTGCCGGGCAGACCGCGAGCAATACCGCGTGCCGTTCACGGTCGAGTTGCGTGATGGCAACAGCGTGACGGGGGCCGGCAACGCGATCGGCGGCTACCCCGATGCTTGGTTCCGCGGAGGCTACGTCGAGTGGGACAGCGGCCAGGGAGTGATCGAGCAGCGTGGTATCCAGCTGCACACCGGCAACCGCCTGGTCCTGGTGGGTGGCACCTCGCTGTTGGCTCCTGGTACTCGGGCTGTCGCGTTCCCTGGCTGTGACCAGCTCATTCAGACCTGCAACGACAAGTTCGACAACACGCCCAACTGCGGTGCAGTGCCGTTTCTTCCGGGCAAGTCGCCGTTCGACGGCGATCCCTGGTGGTAGGAGTCATCCATGTGGGTGCAAATCGCGATTCTGGTCGCATCGTATCTGATCAGCAGCGCTACTTCTGCGAAAGCGCCGAAGCCGAAACCGGAGGCGCTGACTTCCGAAGATCTTCCGCAGACCGAGGACGGCACCGGCCACTACGTGATCTTCGGCGATGTGTGGATCGAGGACTGGATCGTCCTCGGGACCGGTCACGAGCGGATGCAGGCAGTCAAATCGAAGGGGTCGAAGAAGTGACGGATCTGATCATCACAACAGCGCATCTGCGCAGTGTACCGGGGCTGACTTGCCGGCCGGGTTACTGCGTATCCGGTGCGCGCGCCTGGTTCAATGCCCATGGCTTGGACTGGCACCGGTTCGTTGCCGAGGGAGTGCCGGCATCGGTGCTTGAGGCTACCGGTGACGAACTGGCCCTGCGCCTGGTCAACCACGCACGTGCGGAGGCGAGCAATGGGCGGCCGTAGCAAAGCGCAAACTGTCGGCTTTCGCTACCTCATGGGCATTCTCATGGGTTTTGCCAGGGGGCCGCTGGATGAGCTGGTCGAGATCAAGGCAGGTGATCGCACTGCATGGAAAGGATCGGTCAAGAGCAACCAGACCATCCAGATCAATGCCGGCGAATTGTTCGGTGGAGACAAGGCCGAGGGTGGCATCGTCGGGCCGCTGGACGTCATGTTCGGCGCCCCGGACCAACCGGTGAATCCTCGACTGGCGGCGATGGTGGGCGGCCTGGTACCTGCGTTCCGCGGGGTCACCACTGCTTTCTTCGACGGTCAGCTCTGCGCGATGAACAAGTACCCGAAAGCCTGGATGAGCCGGTGGCGACGAGCACTCAACGGATGGGACGGTGGAACCTGGTATCCCGAGAAAGCAGTGATCAGCCTGGCCGGCGACCAGGTGAAGGCGATGAACCCCGCTCACATCTTGTTCGAGTGCCAGACAAACCGCGACTGGGGCCGTGGCAAGGATCGCGGCCTGCTGGACCAGGCGTCGTATCGGAAGGCCGCAGATACGTTGTTCGCCGAGGGCTTTGGCCTGTGCCTCAAGTTTCGCGTGGCAGACGAGTTGGACAACTTCGAGCAGACCGTCCTCGATCACATTGGCGCCACTCAGTTCCTTTCCCGCTCGACCGGACTCTGGACGCTGCGGCTGATCCGTGACGACTACGACGTCGCGACGCTGCCCGTATTCGATGAGGACAGCGGGCTGCTCGGGATCGACGACGACAGCATCACATCGCTCGACGGCACGGCGAACCAGTTCGTCGTCGTCTGGCATGACCCCATCACAAACACCGACCGGCGTGCCCGTGCGAAGAATGCCGGCGCGATCCGCGCGGCCGGTGGCGTGATAACGACGACGAAGGAGTATCCGGGCCTACCGACCGGCGAGTTGGCCGGCAGGGTGGCGGCGCGCGACTGCAACGTGTCGACGTCGGCTATCCGCAAGCTCCAAGTGCGGCTCGATCGGCGCGCCTATGCGCTGAACCCTGGCGACGTGTTCTGCGTTCGCAGCCGGAAGCGCGGGATCGAACTGATCGTCCTACGCGCCGGAAAGATCGACTATGGCACCCTCACGAGGGGCACCATCGCCATCACCGCGCTGGAAGACGTGTTCGGACTGCCGGCAGCCGGGACGTCCGCAGTCCAGCCGCCGAACTGGACCCCACCCGACCGCACCCCGCGGGTCATTGCGACCCGCCGGCTCATTGAGGCGCCGTACCGCGACCTCGCGGCGGCACTGAGCGATGCGGATCTCGCCCAACTGCAGCCCGAGACGGGTGTCCTCGCCGTGATAGGCATGCGGCCGTCCGGCCTGCAGATGAACTACGCGCTGCTCAGCCGCGTGGGGTCTGCACCATTCGAAGAGCGGACGTCCGGCGACTTCTGCCCGGTCGCGACGATCTCAGCAGATATCGGCCGGGGCCTGTCCAGCGTCAGCGTCACGCTTGTCCAAGGGGTTGATCTTGACCTCGTCGAGGTGGGCTCGGCCGCGATGATCGATGACGAGATCTTCCGCGTCGACGCGATCAACGCCGCGGCCGGCACCGCGGTGCTCGCGCGGGGATGTGTCGATACGCTGCCAGCGCCGCATGAGGCCGGCGCGCTGATCTGGTTCTATGAAGACTGGACGGCTGAGGACACGCGTGAGTACGTGACCGGCGAGACGGTGCAAGTAAAGCTGCTGAGCCGTACCAGCTCGGCGACGCTCGCAGAGAACCTGGCACCGGTCGACTCACTGCGAATGAACCAGCGCCAGGCGCGGCCCTATGCGCCAGGCCGCGTGCTTGTGTGCGGTGTTGCGTATCCGACTAAGACCTACGGTGTGCTGACCGTGTCTTGGGCGCACCGCAACCGGCTGCTGCAGGCCGACCAACTGGTTGACTCGTCTGCGAGCAGCATTTCGCTGGAGGCTGGCACGACATACACGCTGAGCATCTACAGCGGCACAAGCCTGAAGAAGTCGTACACCGGCCTCACCGGCACGACCTGGACTTACCCGGTCGAGGACGACATAGCGCACGGGCTGCTGCCGGTGCTGCACATCGTGCTGTTCAGCGTTCGCGACGGTCTGCAGAGCTGGCAGCAGCACGACATCACAATCGAACGACACGGCCTTGGCTTCCGCCTCGGCGAGGAACTTGGAGGCGTAGCACAATGACTCTTTATATGGGACCGAATACCGGTCTGCTGATCAATGGCTTGCCGGGAGAAGGGCATTACAGCGATCTGATTCGGATGTGGCGCTGGGACGACTTCCTCCGCCAGCCGGTCGTCAAGGGGCGCGTCGCCTCGTTGCCCACAAGCGGCCAGGCCGAGGGCGACACTTACATTTTCACCGGCAGCGGCGCGAACCAGAACCGAATTGCACGCTGGTGGGCAACGGGTGCGACGACGCCCATTTGGGAGTACATGCCGCCACGACTGGGCTGGCGGGTGCAGGTTGCGAACGAGACGACGCCGAGCGGCCAGGTCAAGACCTACGAGTATTCCGGCAGCGCCTGGACTGAGCTGGTGGGCGGTATGTCGGACGCGCCTAGCGACGGAAAGGCATATGCCCGCGAAAGCGGCGCCTGGACTGAGCTGGGATCTGCCGCGAAGTCGGCACTCAACGTTCTGCCGTTCATGAACCTGATGCCCGACATGGGGCGCTTCGCGGGAACCGCAGCCAATCCGCTGAATACGATGTTCACAACGTCATGGACTCCAAGCACCTTCATCAATGGCTGGAACGGCGCGGCCCTCGCAGATGGGGGCAAGTTCTCGTTCGACAACAGCACGAACGGCGGGGCGGGGCCGGCGCTCAATGCGAGGGTACAGGCACTTCTCACGGCAATGGGCCGCACCTGGACATCGGTTTCAAGGTACGGCGTCGAGTTCTTCACCACCGTTCTGACGGCGGGATCGCAGACAACAACCGGCTCGGCCGGCGCGGATGGGGTTACGCGCTATCTGTGCTGCTCCAACGGCAGTAAGACAGTTTTCAACGCGGGCGCGTGGGCGACGGTGGTCATGTGGCTGCGAGTCGAAAGCGGCTCAGCTCATATCTCGTCGGCGCCTTATACGACCCATCGCCTTTGGATCAATGGCGCTGTTGCTGCTCCAGGGGTTGTGCTGCCGGCAGGCCAATGGGTGCATCTGCGATTCTCGATGCAGTCATATAACGGCTATGACAACGCGTGTCCGTACATCTACGCATCCGCAGGGGCTCAGATCGCGTTTGCATGCCCGGCGTGGTTCGGTGGCCTCGTCGATCCGGGTATCCACGTTGCACCCATCCTGACAATCAACGGAGCAAGCGCATGACCATGAAACGAGTTCTACTGAAAGGCGAGTTCTTCGCGGAATGGGATGGCACGCTGGACGAGGCCGCAGCACTCGCTGGCGTCCCGGTCGGCGACCTGGCGTTCCACCCGGATGATGTGCTCGCCGAGGTCAAGGAGCTACGCCGCCAGGCCTATCGCACCGAGTCTGACCCGCTGCGCCTGGAGGCCGAGTTTGACGCCATCGCCGCTGGTTCCGAGCCGGATCTGGCGGCATGGGTCGCGGCCGTGCAGGCGATCAAGGCGCGGTATCCACTTCCCTCGGAGTAAAGAGAGGGCGCCTCGTAGGGGAGCGGCAACTCCCGTCCGAGGCGTCGACCAGCAGAGACAGCCTGCAAGCCAACCGAGGCCCTCCCACTCTCGCGAGAGCTGGGCGAGCCTAGCAAAACTGAAAAGGCTTTGCAGAGGATGAAAGACATACGTTGTGGCGGCTGTAACCGCCTGCTGGCCCGAGCCGGCCAATTCGATCAAATCCAAATCAAGTGTCCCCGATGCGGGACCTTGAATCACCTGAAGGCCGAGAGCCTCCTGATAGCGCCGCTGAGCGCCCCGTGCCGTCAGGAGGCATCATGTCCGCCCAACCCATCATCCCCTGGATAGGGGGCAAACGTCGGCTCGCCGATCGGATCTTCCAGTTGTTCCCACGCCACTCCTGCTATGTAGAGCCGTTCGCAGGAGGAGCTGCTCTGTTTTTCCTCCGCCCGGTGCCGGCAGAGGTTGAGGTTCTCAACGACGTCAACGGCGACTTGGTCAATCTGTACCGGGTCGTTCAGCACCACCTGGAGGAGTTCGTCCGTCAATTCAAATGGGCACTCAGTTCTCGCCAGGTATTCAAGTGGCTGCAGGAGACGCGCGTGGAGACCCTGACCGACATCCAACGCGCGGCCAGGTTCTACTACCTGCAGCAGAGTGCCTTCGGCGGGCGTGTGGATGGCCAAAGTTACGGAACGGCCACCACGCAACCGCCAGGCCTCAACCTGCTGCGGATCGAGGAGGCGCTCTCTGCCGCTCACCTGCGTCTGAGTAACACGTACATCGAGCATCTGACCTGGCAGGACTGCATGAAGCGCTACGACCGCGAGCACACGCTCTTCTACATGGACCCGCCATACTGGGAGACTGAGGGCTACGGCGTGCCGTTCGGCTTCGAGCAATACCTGGAGATGGCTGAGATGCTGAAGCGGTTGAAGGGGAAGGCAATCATCAGCCTGAACGACCATCCAGATATCCGACGCTGCTTTACCGACTATCACATCGAGGCGACGGACATCCGGTACACGGTCGGAGGTGGCAAGGGGAGTGACGCGCGGGAGGTTCTGATCTTCAGTTGGGATATCCAGGCGGAACCCGCCGGGCTATTCTGAAATTCCTTTTCCACCACTGAAAGACGAGCCGCGTTGGATTTATCGCGCAACAGGCCGATGAATTTCGCGCGGCGCTACAGCCGAGGAATACAGCCAGATCCACCGCGACGGCAGCGCGCGCTACCACCAGTTGTTCAGCGCTCCCGACCGGGTGGCGCCGGGCCAGGAAAAACTGGTGGCGCTGTTCGACGAACAGGTGCACGACTCCCGCGCCTGGTTCATGAACACTTCGGCGATAGGCCCGCGAGAACCCTTCACCGACTACTTCCGCTATCGCCTGGTGCATTTCGACAACGAGTCGAACAAGCGGCTCTCGGTACTGGCCACCGCCGGGCGGGTGGTAGGCGTCGGGGTGATGCTGGCCAGCGTCGGCCTCAGCGTCAAGCGTCGCGATCCGCGGATGCTGCTCGGGCTGTTCCTGCCATCGCTGGCGCGTCCGCTGCTGAGCGGCAAGGTCGGCCTGCCGGAGATCAGCGCCTTCGACCCGCTGACCGGGATCGCCTTGCCGATGGTCGGCGGGGCGGCGCTGGACAACCTGCGGGCCTTCACCCGCGAGCCTGGCGACAAGGTCGAGCAGATCGGCCAGTTGCCGCCACCGCCGCCGCTGGCGGTCGCGGCGGTGCAATCGCCCGCATTGCAGCAGGTGCTGCTGGCTCAGCAGACCGTGGAGGCGCTCAAGGCGCGCGACCTGGGCAGCCTGGCCGGGCTGGTGGCCAAGGCCGAACTCACCCAGGCGCCCGCGGCGGCGACCCCGGCCTGGCTCGCCGAGGCGAAGCAGGCCTTGCAGGACATGGGCACGGAGCAGGCGCAACCGCCGGGCCCCGGCTCGGCGCCGGGCTGGCTGCAGCGCGGCAAGGACCTGATGGAATCGCTTTGAACCTCGACCGGCGAACGCGGCCGACCTGTCGCCCCGGATCATTCGGCGCGGATGTCGAACCCGCTGCTGGCCTCGCTGACGATGCGGAAGCGTGCGTTGCCGTCCGCGGCGATCCGGGTTCTCAGCTCGCGGTTCAGCAGGCCCTTGCCGCAGAGGGTGTCGTCCTGGGTATCGATGCCGATACCGACCACATGCTCGCCCGCCGGCACCTGGAAGCTGGCTTCCTCGCCGACGCCGATGCGCGCGGCGACCTGGCGATCGATAAGGAACGCCACGTAGCAGCCGCCGCCCAGGTAGCCATAGTCGCGGTGGACTTCCAGCCGGCCGCCACCGCTCACCGGTTGCTGGTAGCCGAGCAGGCGTTCGGTGGGGATCGCCCGGGTCTTCTCGGCGGGAACCGAGGAACAGCCGGCCAGGAGGAAAAGGATCGCTACGGCGTACATCGGGCGCATGAAGGCTCTCCGTCGAAAGGTTCCCTCAGGCTAGCCCAGTTTCGCTGGAGCGCGGAGCGACGGGGCGGAGTGGGCTAGAATGCCTGGCCTGTTCTTCCGGAGCCGACTACCGATGCGCCAGGCCCTGCTGATCGTCGACGTGCAACCCTGTTTCGCCCCGCCGGACTGGCTGCTGGAAGGCATCGGCCAACTGCTCGTGCGGATGCCCTCGGTGGCCAGCGTCGAGCGCCATGACGAATCCCGTACGCCGTTCCAGCGCCAGCTCGGCTGGCGACCCCCGCTCGACGATGCCTGCCTGGTGGCGGCCGACCGGGTCTTCATCAAGCATGGCTACCTGCCGACGGCGGAACTCGTCGACCATCTGCGTGCGCTGCGAGCGGAACGGGTGCTGGTCTGCGGCATTCAGGCCGACACCTGCGTGCTCGCCGCCGGCTTCGCCCTGTTCGACGCCGGCCTGCAACCGACCCTGGTCGGCGACCTGGTGCTCGGCTCCTCGCTGGATCGCTCGGGGGAGCTGGGTGTGCGCCTGTGGAAGCATCATTTCGGCCAGGTCGTCAGCCTGGCCGAGGTGCTGGCGGATTGA